CTTTCTCAAAGAAACGCCTGACGTAATTGCCACATTTGAAACTCGTTTTAAAGAAGGGCTGGAGCGTATGCGGAACTTGAGTTCCGGTCGCGAAACCCGAGACGAGTTCCGATATGACATGTTGCGTACAGGGATTTCTTAGTGCCTATTGACCAAAGCCTTGAAGGGAAAAAGATCGCGATTATCGGTTTGGGTGCGTCCCAAATCGACTATGTGATTTCAAAAGAAAACTCAAAACAGTGGGACGAAGTCTGGTGCATCAACAGCGCCTTGTCCGTCTTTGAGTGCGACCGCGTTTTTATGATGGACCCAGCGAGTCGATACCTCGACACGCAAGACGCGGGCAACCAAACCGATGTCATGCGTCGGTTACTGCCGACATTTGACAAGCCGATTTATTCTTGCGAGATGGACGAGCGCGTCCCTGCGATTGTCGAATACCCGCTTGCTGAAGTCGTTGAAACCACCAGATGCGCCTATCTCAACACAACCGTGTCGTATTCCATTGCCTTTGGCCTTTTTAACAAGGTTAAGCACATGGACCTGTTTGGCATGGACTTTTCCTACAAGCACAACTTACATTTTGCTGAGGCCGGCCGGGCTTGCGTTGAGTTTTGGATTTGCAAATGCATCGAAGCCGGGATTGGCATAGGCACCAGCCCTCGATCTTCGCTGCTGGACAGCAATGTCGAGATTGACGAGCGTTTGTACGGGTATCATCGGCTGGACGACCCGGTGGTAGCGATGCCTGATCCAGCCGGGCAGTGGGTGGTTTGCCACAAGTCGAGGCTCGCCGACATGGTCGAAAAACACAACCTTCAAACTGTTGAGCTGCCGTCAGCGCCAGAGCCCTACAAAGGATGAGCGACGCGAGCTTTAAGCTGGGCAACGTAATGGTTTCGACTACCGAAAATCGAGGCCACGACCCCGAGTTTTGGGCGACTCAAATCACCAATAAGATCGTGGGAATTTCGGCCGAGGCGGACCCGCATATTAGGCTTCAAGCCGAGGCTTTCCGCGAACAGGTCTACCAGTTAATATTGCAGGGAGTACGTTCTGCCGTCGCAAGCGACCGAGTCACGATTAGGGGCTTGCTGGCCAGTCAAGGCCACGCTGACATGGCAGAAATCATCAAGCAACTTTAGGATGCTTCATGGCTATTACCTCTGCAATCGCGACCAGCTTCAAGCAAGAGCTTCTGGTCGGCACGCACAATTTCACTGCCAGCTCCGGTAACTCGTTTAAGCTGGCGCTGTATACGTCTAGCGCCACACTCGGCGCGGCTACCACTGCCTACGTCACCACCGGTCAGGCCAGCGGGACGAACTACACCGCCGGCGGATCTGCGCTCACGTCCGTGACGCCGACCACGTCGGGCACCACTGCTGTATGCGACTTCGCAGATTTGACTTTTGGCACCGCCACGGTCACTGCGCGCGGATGCTTGATCTATAACGACACGCAAAGCGACAAAGCAGTCTGCGCGATAGATTTTGGCGGCGACAAGACCTCCACGGCCGGTGATTTCACGGTTGTGTTCCCCTCGCCGACTGCCACGGGCGCCATCATCAGGCTCGCCTGATATGCCGCTTCAGCAGCTCGATTTTCAGCCCGGAGTGAATCGGGAGGGCACCGATTACTCCGCAAAAGGCGGCTGGGTCAACGCCAATCTTGTGCGCTTTCGCAAAGGCGCTATTGAAAAGATTGGTGGGTGGCGCAAAGAGGGCAGTGCCTACTTTCTTGGCATCGCTCGCGCAATTCACTCGTGGATCTCTTTGGGCGGCACGCGCTACATCGGCATTGGCACGACCTCGAAATATTATGTCGAGGAAGGCGGAATCTACAATGACGTGACGCCGATCCGGGCGACCACGTCAGCGGGTGATGTTACATTCGCCGCTACAAACGGTAGCTCAACGGTCACCATTGCGGACACGGCGCATGGCGCGGTCAACGGCGACTACGTCACGTTTTCTGGAGCTGCTAGTCTAGGCGGATTGGTAACCGCTGCAGTGCTCAATCAGGAATATCAGATTGACCTTGTCACGAGCGCGAATGCTTACACGATCACGGCAAAGGATACCGATGGCGACACGGTCACCGCAAACAGCAGCGACAGCGGCAACGGCGGTAGCAGCGTGGTCGGCGTTTACCAGATCAATGTTGGCCTTGACACTTACGTTCAGGGGTCAGGTTTTGGACTGGGCACATGGGGTTCTGGCACGTTTGGCTCTGCAAGCGCAATCAGTGCGGTCAACCAGCTAAGAACGTGGACGCACGATAACTATGGCGAGAACCTAATCATCAACGTGCGCGGCGCCGGCATTTACCGGTGGGTTGAGAACAGCGGTATCACGGTTCGGGCGGCGGAGCTTGCAACAACCACCGGGGCCAACCTAGTGCCTACGGTGGGCTTGCAAGTCATCACCTCAGAAACCGACCGGCACCTAGTTGTGTTAGGCGCCGATCCCATCGTGGACAACCTTCGTACCAACGTCGTTGATCCGATGTTGGTTGCGTTTTCGACGCAAGAAAATGAGCTTCAGTTTGAGCCGACCTCGACCAACACGGCTGGCTCGGTCAGGCTGTCGAGCGGATCATTTATTGTCGGGGCCGTTAAGTCCCGCCAAGAAATTCTGATATGGACTGACACGTCGCTTTACTCGATGAATTTTATCGGGCCTCCGCTGACGTTTGCCGTGAACCTCGTCAACGAAGGCGCAGGTTTGATCTCTCCGAAGGGCGCGACAAATGCGCCGAATGGCGTTTATTTTGCTTCCAAAACCGGCTTCTATTTTTACAACGGCTCGGTTCAAAAACTGCCTTGCTCTGTTCAGGAATACGTCTTTGAAGATATTGATCAGAACCAAGCATTCAAATGCTTTTTTGGCACAAACTCCGAATTTGGCGAGGTCTGGTTTTTCTACCCCTCCATAACCGATGGGACGGGGGAGATTTCCAGATACGTCATTTTCAATTATGAAGAAAACAACTGGTCAATTGGCTCGCTCGTCAGATACGGATGGCAGGACGCCGGCGTGGAAGATGTGCCTTTGGCCGGCGCTCAAGCCGACAGCCAAAATTGTCTTTTCCAGCACGAGACCGGGTTTGACGACAACGGCGCAGCCATGACTGGCGTGTTTGTTGAGTCAGCCGACCTCGATGTTTCGTCTGGGGAAAATTTCAGCTTTGTCAAAAAAATTATCCCAGACACCAAATTTGTGATTGAGCCCGGCGTGTCTACGACCCCGGCAATGAATGTGGTGTTGAAGCGAAGAGATTTCCCCGGCCAATCCCTGACAACTGACAGCACAACCCAAATCACGGAAAGTTCCACCTACAACAGTCTTAGGTCGCGCGCGCGGCAGGTAGTTTTTCGCTTTGAGTCCGATGACGACGGCGACAGCCAGCTCGGTTATAAATGGCGAGTCGGCAGCACGCGAATCGAACTCCAACCGAGTGGCCGGCGGTGAGTAAGCTGCTTGAAACGCGCTTGCCGCTCGCATCCGTTGGTGATGTTCAGTCAGATACGTTTAACCGCCTCGTGCGAGTGCTGGAAATTAACTTAGGGTCGATTGACTACACGATTTCGCCGCACTTTAACGCTACCGAAATCAGTGAGCATTCATTCGCGACAGGCGCTATTATTTTTAATTCGACAACCCAGATCCATCAGGCGTGGGACGGAGGCTCCTTCCGAGACCTCTACTCTCATCAAACTTATCCGACCGGGGTAAGTGCGACAGCCAGCGTGGGATCAGTCACGGTGACCATTTCATGAACACCTTTCTAGCACAACGAATCAGCTCCCTGATGGCAGACGAACCCGAGGAGCCTATCGCTATGCGTGCAGGCGGCGAAGTTTTTGGCGACGAAATGGTCGAAGAACTCGCGACGCCGGAATCCATGATGCAGATCGAGGCGGTTGAAGAGAACCCCGCGCCACCTGACGAGGCGCTTATTAGCGCGATCGACGGGCTGATGGCGGCACAAGGACTTGTAGAAGACCAAGGCGAGTCCGAATACCTCAAGGGCCTGACCGAGTCGGCTGTGGTTGGATCGCAAGCGCCTCTGGCTGATATGGCCATTGAACTGTCACAAGCCGGTCGCGGAGAGGACACGACTCTCGCGCATTTGTCTCCTGGGGAAGTAGTCTTGCCGACCCGGATGATGAGCGATCCCGAGTTTGAGCGAGCGGTCGGGCGCAGATTTTTGGAAGTCGATCTGGACCCGGAGGCTTATGTAGTCGGAGGCGGCATCGCCTCGCTTAACCCTATCACCGGCCTGGAAGAGTTTGGCTGGTGGAAAAAAACCATGAAGTCGGCCAAAAAGGTCGTCAAAAAAGTTGTTCGACCCGTCGCGCAAGTTGCTCAGTTTATCCCGGGGCCTTGGCAGCCATTGGCCGCGTTGGCCACAAAAGCCGGCACCGTTTACGACGCAGCTAGGGGTGACGGAAACCCGCTGCTGGCATTGGCTTCGTTAGCAGGTGCGACAGGGGGCGGTTCGCTCTTTGACAACCTTGGCGCCCTTGAAGAAAGGGGCGGAGGCGACGGCATTATGAGCCTGCTTCAAGGGATAGGCGGAAGCTTCAAAGACACCGGCTTAGAAATGTATGGCGGCCTCAAAAACATGCGAGACCCCGCCAAGTTTCTTCGCGAGGCTTACGGTCTGGGCACAAGCGCCACGTTCTCAGGAGAGGCGCGACTCACTGATGAAGAGATTTTGGCGCAGGCAGCAGACGCAGACGCAGAACTTGGCGGCAAAATCGCGTCAATGAGGGATACCAATCCCGACGCTACTGCCAGCGAAATCTTAGAAACGTTAGGGCTTCCCTCAGCTTCCTTCTTCAATCCGACCGGGCAAGCAACCGGCGGGGGGAACTTCCTGCAAGATTTGTTATCCAGCAGCGATGACAACCGCAGCGGGCTTGGTCTCGGCAGCCTGTTTAGCGGAAAGGATGGAGCCCTGAGCAATCTGTTGCCATTGGGCATCGCCGGCATATTGGCCAAGCTGGCCTATGACGAGGCCAAGGACCAGAAGGGCGTGCCGCTCATTCCCCTAACGCAGATGGATGCTTACGGGCGATATAACATCGCCGATGAGATAGCTCGCAGAGAAGGTGGCGGCCGGGCCAACCCGGTTGAGTTCGGGCTGCTGCCCGCCAACACCATGCCGACTTTAAGCGGCGGCAGGCGCAAGCCTGAGACCGCAACCGGACGGTACGGCGGGCACGTCATGGCCTACGCCAACGGCGGCAACGTCAGCGCGGCTGAGTTTGTTGAGATGGACGGCGGCATCGATGGAGAGGGCACCGAGATCAGCGATGAGGTGCCGGCCATGTTGTCAGATGGCGAGTTCGTAATGACAGGCCAAGCCGTTCGCGGCGCAGGCGCATTCGACATGAGCCAAGACGGAGGCATCATCACGCTGACGCCATCCGGCTCAGAGAGCCGAGATCAGGGCACCCAGTTGATGTACCAAATGATGGATGTTTTCAGCGGCCATGCTGAAGCCCCAGCGGAGACGACGGCATGAACAACCGAGGAATAGCATCGCTAATTCGCCGATACCAAGAGGGTGGCGAGGTCGAAGATCCGGCAGTCGAAGATCCAGCCTACGTGGCGAGCGTTACGCGAGAAGACCGGCGCATGGACCCCTGGATGGCCCAACTTTTGTACGGCATGCCGGATGCCTCCGGCACGCTACAAGGCGGCTTTATTCCGGGCGCATTTGCTGCGGCAGAAAGCGCGTTTTTTGATGAAGAAGGTAAGCCGATCGTTGTCGGGGAAGAGATCGAGGATTTCACGCCAGATCAGTTGGCCGCGTTTGATTTGACAAGAAAAAATGTCGGCATTCAGCAGCCGTTCCTTGAGGGAGCACAAGACGCTTATGCCAGCGGCATTGGCGCGTTGGATTTCGGCCTCGACCAGCAGTTGCTGCAAGGTCAGCGGGGCATGAGCACCTTGAAAGGCGCCGCAGGGTACGAAGAAGCACAACGCATGTTGGGCCTTCAGGACGCGCTAGGTGGTATAGACGAAGCTAGGGGGCTGTACAAGGACACTCTGGGCGAGTTCGATCAGAGCATGACTCAGGATTACTACGATCCGTATGAGCAGCAAGTTGTTGACCAAACGGTTGACGACGCGATGCAGGGGTTGGCACGCACCGATCAGCAGGCCATCGCGCAGGCGATCGGCTCCGGCGGAGAAAGCGCATTTGGTTCCAGGGCCGGGCTTGCTGCCGGAGACCGGGCCGAAGCGGTCGGGCGTGGATTAGGGAAAGAGATCGGCAACATCCGCAGCCGTGGTTATCAACAAGCCCAGAGCGCCGCGATGGGAGAATTTGGCCGGCAACAAGGCGCCAAACGGCAGGCTGCCGGCGCGCTCAGCAATCTCGGTCAGGCCGGGATGGCCGCCCGCACCGGAGCTGGGCAGGCCGGGATGGGCACGGCCGGCGCGCTCGCTGCGGGCTACGGCAATCTAGGAAACATCTATGGAAGCGCCGGCGCGCAACGACTCGGAGCGCAACAAGGCTATGGCGGATTCTTGCAAGGACTTGGCGGCCAAATGCAGGCAGCGAATCAGGCCGACATTGCGGCGCTGGGCGGAATTGGCGCGCTCCAGCAACAGCAAGGGCAGCGAATGAACGACGCGCAGCGGCAGATGTTGCAGCAGGCGCAGATGGCGCCATTGATGCAATATCAATCGTTGTTGCCGTTTGTCACTATGGCCGGTCAACAAACAGGCCCAAGCGGCATCCAGACTAACTTCGCGCCGGGGGCTAACCCTCTTCAAGCGGGGCTTGGCGTAGGACTTAGCGCGGCGGGGGCTCTCGGCAGCTACATGAACCCCTATGGCGGCTACGGCCAGCAGCAGTAGCAGACGTAACTACATGTCTTCAGAAGAAGAAAATACAATGGAGGAAATCGTCGTCACAAGTGGCGGCGGTCTTCGTCCGCAATATGGCAAGCACGGGGAGTTCCTCTCTAACAGCATAGATTTCATGACGGGGGTGCCGCTTGGCTATTTTGACCAAGGTCTCCCGAGCGCAATATCGCAAGGCGAGACCGGTGACCGAAGCGGAGTCTCTGCTGAGATCGAACGTCAAATCGCTGAAGGGCTGGCCATACAGCGGGCTCAGCACCAAAAAAGAATGGGCGAAGAGTTGGCTGAGTCTCTTGACGAGGATCAGGAGCGCCTAAGAGAAGAGCTGGCCGAGACCCTTGGGGTGGAAATTGCAAATTCTGCGGATTCTGCGCTAAGCGATGCCTCTCAAAACATGAGCCTCGTGGACCGAATCGTGCAGGGGGCAATGGAAAGATTTGGCCCAACTGCCGGGATTCGTGCGCTCAATGAACTGATCAGCATCCTGCCCGGCACCGGCAAAATCACCGGCGGAATTGAAGGCCTGCTCGATGCAGGCGATGACTGGCTAGGGGATTTGGCTTCGCGCAACCCGTTTGGCCGGGCCATCGATAGG